CGGCGGGCACAACTGCTGTTGCGTTGGGCGGGGATCTGGCTGCCGGATGAATGGTGGCAACGGCTGCAAGGCCGGGTAAGAAAGCGGCGTTCACGTGCGTCATCGCTTGGCTAATGATGGTTAGCCTTGCAGGTACATAAGCGTGATAAATTCCCGCTTATTGTGATAAATTCAAGATTATTGTCATTATCTTGAGTTTTATACATTCAGTGTTGCAGGTTATTTATATACCGTTATCTAAATCCTTCGGACAACAGCCAGGTCATTAACCTGATTGATTGCGACGAAAAAGCCCGGCACATTGGCCGGGCTATTGCTTGCCGCTAAAAGGTCAATCACTGCTGGCGCTTTCTTGCTGCCAGAATTGCTGAAAAATAGTGCCGCCATTTTCAAGGTACTCGTGTATATCACGCTCACATGTCACGACATCAAGCTCTAACACCCGAAAGCAGGCCATTTGCAGCTGACGATCCAGCGCTCTGAGGCGATTCATTTCAAAGGGCCATTCTTCAGCGTTGTACAAACCAAGCAGGAATCGACGCACGTGGTGGCTTTGGTGGCTGTCTCCTTGGGCCGCTTTAATGAGGCGCGTTAGCGCCTCCATTGGGTTGTCTTGGAAGTAATTAATCATACGACCTCCTCATGGATACGCACGATGCGTTCTAGCGCACGGCGGCTGATGGCTGGGCATTGGTATAGGTAGGCGCACAGCAGGTGCAGCGGCAGCGTATGCAGCTGGTTTAACGGTGTGCGTGCAATCGTGGTATATTCTGTTGCTGACATGATAGTAATCCCCATTGGTATTATGTCGTTGCGTAACGCCCGCCCGGTCTAGCCACCGGGTGGGCGTTTTAGTGTGGCTCACTTTCAGAAGCTCACCAGCTCAAAGCCGTAGCGGGCTTTGAGGTCTTCGTGGTGCTGGTCCCACCACTCCTCATCTTTCCATGATGCCCGGCCTTCGTAGCGGGCGGTAATGTCGTCTAGCATCGCGCCGAAGGCGCTTAGCGCTTCCTGATAGCTTTTGTACGGCGCTTCCTGCAGGGTGAAGCCCACCGTGTAAGTGCCGGTTTCGCAGTTGACCGCGACGGTATAGCCACCCTCGCATGGGCCTATCGAGGTGCTTTCTAGCACGCTCTTATAGTGGTGCGACATAAGTTCAGCAATGGCGCACAGTGCAAGCTCATAGCTAGGTATCAGGCGGTCAAACTGCTGGATCTCATTATTCACGGCTAGCCCTTCCCTTTTTCCCGCTTGTACGCCGCCCAGGCTTCTTTGAGCACGTCCACCATCTGCATGTCATGCTCTACGGCGAAGGCTTTAAATTCACGGCGCATTTCAGGATCAACGCGAAAGTTAAGCGGAACCTTTTCGCCGCTTTCCGGCTTGCTGGTGTTGTTGCCTACTACCGGGCCGGGGGTGGCTGCTGTGGGCGGTGCGCCTTTGCTGCTGGGTTTCATGCTTGGCTTTGCCATGGTGTTAGCTCCTGCGTTTTAGCGTGCTAGCGTTATATAACGCTTAATTAACAAGTGATTCAAAGCGGTTGATGATGTTTTGTATCAGTTCATCCGCTTGGGCCTTCGGGCCTTTGAAGGGGGTTTCAACAATTGACAGCCCCTTGTCTTGGGCTAATACAAACGCATCGCGCTCAGGCACTTGGCCGTCTAGCACGAAGTAGGGCGTGTGGCTGAGGTAGGCGCGGGCATCCTGCAGTTGCGTTTTACTCTTGCCCACTTTGCTCAGCGCGATAGCGATACGGTCGATGGGCACGCCTTCTTGGCCGGTGAGTGTGTTGGCCAGCCTTACGGTGGGTTCAAGGTCGTCAACGCTGAGCGCGGTGGGTAGAACGACGAGATCCGCAAGCCGGGCCACTTCGGCGGTGGCTTTGGTGGCGTGGGGCGCGCCGTCGAAAATCATTAGGTCGTAGGTGTCGGCTACCTTTAGGGCGCTGGCCACCGTGCCGAACGTCTCTACGGCCACCTCTGGTGTTGCGCCGCTTTTGAGGCGGCGTTGCAACCAGGTGAAAGAGGTGGATTGGTTAATATCGAGATCCGCTATTTTTACATTCCAGCCAGCGGCGGCGTAGGTGGTGCCCAGCGCCCGGCTTAGGGTGCTTTTGCTGACGCCGCCCTTTTGGCTCACGAAGGCAATCTTGTATCCCATTGGTGTTTCCCCTTGGTTAACGTTGCGTTTTTGCGCGCTGGCGTTACAGCGTTAAATAACGCTAGCACGCAATAACGCTAGTATAGAAAAGCGCCGCTAGGGGTGCAAGTTAAAACGCTATAACGCTAGCGTTATATAACGCTGGGTTGAAGGGGCTTGAAGGCGTAGGAGAGTGGCGCTATTCTGCATGTGTGCCGCCGAGTAGGTGGCTTCGCAAAATTAATGCGCTGCAATGTTTTGCTACTGAAAAAGTAGCTTAGAAATAGCAGCACATGCTGAAAAATGGCTGTCGAGCAGACAGCTCAGGATATAGCGCACTCTAGGATGTTCTCGCTGCTGAGCAAGCAGCAAAAAGCCCGCCAAGAGCGGGCTTTTTCGTGTTTAACGTTCGTCTGCGGGCTTGTATAACGTGGCGTTTTGCTTGGCCTGATTCCACACTCTGGTGCCTTTTTCTGTGGGTAGTCCTTGTCGCTTTACCCATTCGCCGTAGCTTTCCGCGATCTCTGCCACTTGCTGGCGCTCGCTGGCTTTGATGTATGCGCCCTTGGTCAGCATGGTTTTGATACGCAGGCAGAACTCTTTTTGATGCTCGGGCGGCTCGCGCATGATGATCATTTGCTTGGGCGCGGCCACGCGTTTGATTTCGGGCCTTGCGGCCCGTTCGGCTAGCTCTGCGCTGGCCTTTTGAATCAGATCGATTAGCTCGGCATCGTTCATTGTGGAAAGGTTCATGCGCTGACTCTCAGCTTTTGAACGCCTAGCTTGTGCAGCAACAGGTGCCACATGGCATAGCTCATGTTTTGCCGAGACTTGGCCAATTCCTGGGCGGTGTATTTGCGGAAGCTGCTAGCGTTAACGCCTACCATTTCGGCTGCTTTCGCCCCGCTGATGCCGGTGAAGCTACCTACCCCGACAATGTGGCGGATCTCCCAGGGCGTGGGGGCGCGCCATTCGTCCGTGTTGGTGGTTAGTACATCATCGGCCAGCAGATCGGCTATCCAGGCGTAGTCGCTTAGCTGATACCGGCATTTAAGGGCGGCAAACTCGCCCAGGGTGACGACCTGAGAATACTTGCCGCTTTCATCTTTCAGCCAATAATCAAACCGATCATCCACTAAGCCCGGCGTCATATCCGGTAGCACGCCCGCTGCATAAAACTTGCTGAGCGTTTGGCCGTGGCCATCGGTTAAGCGGATAAGGTTCCGGCTTTCGTGGTCGGCTTTTAGATCGCGGCGCAGCTGAGCCATTGTGTCTTCTACGGCTTCTGTTACATCACGCTGGCTTTTCGCTTCTGTGACAATCTCGGCGCTGTACTGGTGGTTATAGCTCACGCTAAAGCGCTGGCGGTGCGGGCCTACCGCCCCGATGGGGGCGATAGTGAACGGGCCAATGGTGAATTCTTGTTTTAGCATAATGCTTATTCTCCCTTCTCGGTGCGTTGCTCTTGCGTCTCGCAGTAGAAGCGTTGCATTTGCTTGAAGCCTGTATCTGGGTTGCCTTGCGGGAACGTCTGGCCAGCGCCGGTAACAGTGTAGGTACGGGTAACGGTGGCGGCGGGGGTGGCTTTCATGCCGATGCGCTGCTGGCGCTTGTTGGGCTCAAAGGCTTCAACGCTGAACTCTTTGGTAAAGGTGTCACCGATGTTAACGGTGCCTGCTTCTGCTTCAACGAAGCGGGTATTGTTTTGCGCGATGCCAAAGGTAACGGTAATTTTTAAGTCGCTCCATGCTTGTTTAAGGGCTAGCTTGAAGGCCACCATGTAGTTACCAACGGCAGCGGCGATGCTGCGAGCGATGCGGTGGGCGTTGGTGAAAAGGGCTTGCTTGTTCATGGTCGTCTCCTTATAGGTTCAGGGCTGGCGGTGTGCCGTCCTGATGTGTTTAATATAGCTCCAATGGAGCTATATTGCAAGGGACAAGCAAGAGAAAATCCACCTGTTTTTATAACGCTAGCGTTCTAGCGTTTTATAACGCAGGCGCTCAGGAAGCAAAAAGCCCGCACGGTGGCGGGCTTGGGTGGGCTGGCGCGGGTGGGCTTACTGTTTGGTGAGTAAACCGTTGTGGATTAGCACTTGTTTGGCTATCGCTTTCCAGTCTGGGCGCTTACCGATGTGGTGTTGGCCACCGGCTAGCTTGCTGATCCATGCGGTGTAGGGCTGGCCTTCGCCTACCACCTCTTTTAAAAACGACTGCTGGAAGTCGTAGCGGAAGTCTTCGTATTGGCGCACCTTGGGGCGTAGGGCTTGGAGGCGTTCCATCACCGCCGGGAAGTCGTCCTGGCTTAAATCTTCGATGCGTTTTAGGCAGTAGTCGGTTCGCACGCCGTTGTAAAACCAGCCGGTGGCGCTTTGGCGCATGCCGTGGAAGTTGCGAAACACGGCGTTAGCGGCGTTGGTGAGCTGTTCGCGCTGGCGGTGGTCGATGGGCGTGGGGATGGGCTCGGCGGTGGTGGGCTGCATCGCGCCTTTGACGCGGAAATAGCTTTTGACGAGCTGGCGCTGTACTTGCCATGCGAGGTCGTCGGTAAACGATTTGACCAGCATAAGGTAGCCGGTTTCGGTGAAGAGGGTTAGGCGTGTGGTTGCCGCCGGAAACAGGTCGGGATAGGTAGTGACAATTTGTCCCAACCTTTCAGAATCAAGGGCATAGAAGTCTTCACCCTCAATAAAATGCTTTTTGTTTCGCTGAAATGAGCGTCGTGCCGTCGCCTTGGATTTTGAATGTACGCCGTCGATCATGGCGAAAGTGACGACGGGTTGCTGCTGATATTCAATATAGGGAAGGGTGACGCCAGACACTGTGATAGTGGGGGTGCTCATGGTGCGATTCTCCAAGTCTGTTGGAGTTCGCCTGTCGCTGCTAAACGATGGAGGCGAACCGTACGCGGGTTAGCAGACCGGGGACATTGGAAACCCGGCGCGCCGAAGCGCCCCACGCACGGCCCGCCATAGTGCATCACGCGGGCACAAAAATAGCGCCTACACGATGATTGGGGGCGCTTGTGCGCCAATGTCCGTTGAGCTGCTAAACCCGGTCGCTGATTTTGCAGCGACTTCGGGCAGAGTAGCGCTATGCAGTTTTGTGGTCAATGCTGGCGCTCCTGGTGTTCTTTCAAGCTAGCTTCTTTAGCGTCGATGGCGTCTAGAATTTCGCTTTTGGTTTTTACTGTTTCAAGATCTACTCCTAAGCGCATTAGCCTTTCTATATCATCGTCTTGAAGACCCTTGGCGCGCATTTTTTCAATGAAACGTAGTCGCCTTTTTCCTACGTTTTCTTTTGATGTGCGCCCGGTGAGCATTTCTCTTTCTCTCTCGCATATCTCACACATGTCGTTGCCGTCTTTATAGCCTTTTATCCAGCGGCCTATTTTTTTTCTGAATTCATATCTGCCGCAGTCGCACTTCACCACCCATATTGAGCTGGTTTTGCTGGGTGACTCTCTAAACCAGAAAAACGCGGTCATTCTGCCGTTACGCATACCTGTGTAGTCTTTGGCGGTTGCAGGCATCTTTGGCTTTGGTGGCGGGTTTTCTAGCGTTATCCGTCTCTTGGGACGAGAGTGAGTGAACTCAACGTCAAAGTTTTCACCTTTGAAAAAACCAACGCGTAGCGCTGTGCTGTCTGCTGGCCTCTGGTGGTCTTTCAGTTTTGAAATGGGTGAATTTTTCATTGTCGGGCCTCGCTGGCGCTATCCTGCGTGAATTTGCCCCATCCTAGCGGCAGGCCGTTGGGCTGGCATAGGTGTTCTGGCACTTCGTCACGCAGGCAGTCGGGCGCGCTGGCGCTGTCAGGGTTGACGCCCGAGCATACCCCGCTGCGGGCAATAAACCCGCTTTGGCACATGCGGCATTCGCCTTGAAACTCTTTGCAGGGGATGCGCTGGGCGTTTTTGGCGCGGTTGTCGATGATCATGGCTGTTCGTCCTGGTCGATGGGGTCGCCGTTGTGGTCGAGCTGTTCCATTTCGCGTTTGCACCGCCACCCGGCGTAGGCGATGGCGGCAGCGGCTAGCCCGATCAGTAGCATTAGCGGGGTGGGCATGGCATCGGTTCCTGTTGGTTGCGTTATAGCGTGCTAGCGTTTTTTAACGCTGGCGTTATCGTTGGGCTGGCGCGTGAGCCAGTGGCCGCACTTGGGGCAAATGGCGTTAGCGCCCAGCATCCAGCCGGGGGTGTTGCCCTGGTTGCATTTGGGGTTGTAGCAGCGGTAGTTGGTGGCGTTCATGGGGCTGGCTGCCCGTAGGGGTTGGGAATGTGGCCTTTGCTGATTAGGTACTCTTGCAGGCGCTGGGCGCGGTTGTAGCCGATTTTGAAGTGGCGCTGCAGGCGGGTCACGGTGATGTTGCCGTTCTCGGTTTTGCTGAGCTGGATGGCGGCGGGTGTGAGGGCGTCGTTGGGCTCAAAGCCCCCGATCTGTTCGCCGGGGTGGCTGTCGTCGGGGCGGGTGCCTTTTTCTTCGGCTACTTCACGCACGGTTTCATCGCCCAGCATGTGAACGAGGCTATCCAGCGTGTCGCTTAGGGCGTTGGCCATAAGGAAAAAATCGGCTTCTATGCGCGCTATGGGGTCGTCGCCATCGTCGCTCTTTGTTTCGGTCATGTCGGCTTGCTCGATCAGCTGGTCGCTAAAGCGCAGGCTTTTGAGCTGCAGGCTGTCGGTGAGTACGCCGCTGACGCGCTCATCAATGGTGATGGCGAGGTTGGTGGCTTGCCGCCCGCTTTCGAGTAGCTGCTGTATTTCGTCGCTGTCGAGATCCACTTGCGTGGCGGCTATTTTGCCGTCGTCGCCTTTGGCTTTGAGCGTGGCTTTGTCGCCTAGCTGCAGGTTGGCGGGGCGGCTTTGGGCGTCGCTTACCCAGGTGGTCATGGCGCGGATGGGTAGCGTTTGGGTGCTGAGCGGGGTGGCCTTGAGGCTGCCGAGGGTTTCGCGCAGCAGGTCCAGCAGCTCTTCGCAGCGGGCGCGGCTGCCGCTGTTGATGATGATGCGGTTTTTTTCTACGTCCCACCATGCGTCGATTTTGATGCTATCGATAAAGGCGCGGGGTAGCAGTTCCTCAGTGATCTGTTCTTTGAACGCGGTTTTCTCTTTGCGCGTGACCTTGCGGCCTTCGTTGGCTTCGACTTCCGCGACCTTTTCTTCGACCGCTGCTTTGACCACCTTGGGCGGCAGCATGCGCTGCTGTTTGAGCATGCTTAGCAGGCGGTGGCCCTGGCTTTCGTGCAAATAGGCGTTGCTGGCGCGGCCTGCTGGGGGTGTCCAGCCAAGGCGCTTTGCGTCGGCATTGCCTAAAGGTTTGGCGGCTTCGGCCTGCAGCATGTCGTGCAGGGTGAGGGCGTCGATCGCTTGGGCGTCGTGGAGCTGATAAACGGTAATGTTGGTAAACCACATGGCGGGGCTTCCTGTGTCGGTTTTGTTTGCGTTATTGCGTGCTAGCGTTTTTTAACGCTGCTTGCTGGAGCCGCTTCTGGCGGCGTTCGCGCTTTTGCTGGGCGCGGGCTTTACCGCCGATGCGGGCCGCGTGGCTGGTGGGCATGGGCGGGGTGTTGAGTGCTTTATCTAGCGGCCAGTTGCGGCTAATGCGGTGATACACCAGCTGGGGGCTTAGCCCTGCTGCAAGGGCGCGTTCGCGTAGGGTGTTTTGCAGCTTGGCTTTGCGCGCTTGCAGAAAGGCGAGGGCGTCTTCATCGCTTAGCTGGCTTTCGGGGTATTCGCGGCGGTAGCGGCTTAGGGCGCATTCATCTAGCCCGGCGGCTAGGCTCTTTTGGCGCTTGCTGGTGGCGATGGGCTTTATGCCACCTTTTTTGAGCGGCTTGGTGGCGGCTTTTTTCGCGTCCATGGTTTTCAGGCGATAGAGAAACGTTCTGCGCTGAATGCCGTTTTGTTCGGCAATGCGCTGCCAGTGGCTTAGTGGTAGGTCGGTCGCCATAATTTTCATGCCATCACCCCGTAAGCGGTTAACCGGCGTTCTTCGTGGCCGCCGTAGTGTGGGTTTTCAAAACAGAATTCCGAGCGGATGCGGTGCGGGAAGTGGTAGCCGTCGCAATAGCACGTGTATTTACGCCAGCCCCGGTTGTCGGCCCATTTGTCGACTACCAGCGTGTTGAATTGGCCGCAGTGTTTGCAGCGGATGCGGCGGGTGTAGTCGTTCGGGTGCTTGGCCTTGACCTGCCGCCCACGGCAGACGCGACAGCGGCAGTGCCTACGGCGCGGGCCTGTGAGGATGTGCGGTTTCATGTGCGGCGACCCCCTGCGCTACTGCCCCGCTGAGTACGCATTAGGCGGGCGCTGGCGGTTTGCGTGGGGCGGCGGGGTAGGCGCTGGGCGATGGCATCTTGTTGGGCGCCATTGCCGAGTGTGGCGACGATCAGTAGCACGGTGAGGCAGCGAGGTAGCAGCACGCCCAGCACGAACGCGCGGGTAATGAGGTGCGCTTTGCTGAACGCGCCCAGCTTGGCCCGCAGGCTGCTTTCGAGCTGCTGCTGTTGGGCGCGGCTGGTGCCGTTGATGGCGGCAATGGCGCTGGGGGCGTTGCCGTTGGCGAGGGCGAGCAGGTGGGATAGCTCTTGCTCGCTGAGGGCTTGGCCGGGTTGGGCTAGGGCGTCGTCGTCGCGCCATGGGGTGGTGTTAGTCATGGTGGCCACCCGTGGCGAGTTCGGCTAGCGCGGCCTTGATCTCTTCTAAATCGCGGCGGTGGCGGTTAATGAGAGCAAAAAGGTTGTCGAGTTCTTCCGCTGGGTACTCGCCTTCATCTAGCGCGCATTGGGCCATTTTTTCGAGGCCGCAGGCGATAGCCACGCTTTCGCGCAAGGCTTGGTGTAGCGCTTGGGGCGTGCAGGCGATGGGGGGCGAGGCGGTAACGGGGGCTAGCGCGTGCGTGGTCATTAGTGAAACCCTCTTGATTACACAGTCTGTGTAAGAGTGACACTAAATGTGTTATTCGGCAAGCCAAAAAAACGGCACTTTGTGGGTGCCGTTCTAGGATTGGGGTGTTTTTCCGCTGGGCGGGGGCTTAGCGTTCGTGCTCGATGATGGCGACGCGGCCGATGATGTTGAGCTGTTGTAGCTGCCCGGTGGTGAGGGTTTCATCCGGGTATTGGTGGCTGTTTTCGGCGCTCATGGTGTAGCTGCCGTTGATTTCCGGGCGTATCCAGCGCAGCCAAATGCGGTCGCCTACGAGGATGGCGAAGAGGTCGCGCACGGCATCGGGCTTGCGGCTCATGTCGATTAGCGCTAAATCGCCCTTGCTGATAACCCCTTCCATGGCGTCATCTTCGGCTTTGACGGTGATAATACTGCTGGGTTTTAGCCCTTTTTCGGCTAGGTAGTCGTCGCGGTAGGCGGCTACATCGGTGGCGTTTTGCACGGTGATCGAGCCGCCACGGGTTTTAACCGTGGTGCGGTCTAGCACGACGTAGCTGCTGTCGATCATGCGGTTTGTCCAGCCGACAAAATAGCCGGGGTTGCAGCCAGTTACGTTGCCGATGTCTTCCAATTCTTGATAGCCGGGCATGCGAATGCTCTCC